CGTGTCCCTCCTCCGGAAGCGCAGCACCTAATGGCGCGCGGAAAAATACGCCACCATCAATAGGCGGCGTACCAACAAAAGCATTCTGTACATTAACAGCCATGATTTAGCCCCTTTCAGGCTTTAAAACGTCAAAAGCCCGGTCAAGAAATTGAACCGAGCCTGTAAATTGATAACGGCGAACCCCAGCCTCACCCGTCGCGCCAGCATCACCAGGCGACGGCGGATCGTAAGGGGCAAGATTATGGTCAGAATCTACCCAGTGGATAGCCCCGCCACGGGAGGAAAGCCACGCCGCATGCACTTCCTCCCCCAGCGCCTCCGCCTCAAGCGGGGACGGTGCGAAACATTCGACGAGAAAACGCGAAATGGAAGTCCCAAACGTAGATTCAGAACTTCCAATACGAGTGACGATGACATGCTGCGGAGGTCTGCCTGTCGGCATAATCGTTGACACCGGCACATCCAAAACTTTGGTCAACGCTTGAACAACAATGGATAAAGGTGTCATCCCAACACCCTCACCAGCACATTGTCACGCCGATCACGGTGCTTCGCAGACCACGTATCGGCATACACAATCCCGCCGAAACGAGACTTGCCCTGCATATACGAAGCGACAAACCCATCCCCCGCAGCAGCCGCCAAACGCTCCCCATGCTCACGCACCAGACCCTGGACAGGAGCACCACGAACCAGCGCCTCCATCTCCCCAAGATTTGACTCATACCTCATGAGTCCACCTCCCACGAAATCGACTGCCACCCGGCAGGCGAATACGCGGCCACCAAATGAGCGCGGGAAGAATCACGCCAAACAAGGAGTGACCCTCCGTCAAAATCGAGAGTGCCGTCAGTCTCTAAAAGGTCATAGCTGCCGTTGTAGTCAACGCGAAGTTTCATTTGACACCCCCTAGGTTCACGACCTCGATGCCTGGCGACCAGCCGAATGGGCCATGCTCATAATTCTCAGGCTCACCAAGAACCTCAAGAACATCTCCACGGTCAGGCAGTTTCACCGCATCATTAGCGGTAAAAGCACCAACAGGCGCAAGCAGCTCCACAGTCACGACCCGCTGCGTATGCCCAGCAATCTTAGGCTCCGAAGATTGAGGCACAGACCAGCCAAAGACCAAAATCTCTGACTCTTCATCAACCCAAACCTCATTCCCCAACGCATCCTTTTCATCGGAAAGCACACGCCGTACAACGGTCACAGGAAAAGACGGCTCAAGCATCACTCACCCCAATTCCACGGAAAAAATACCCCCACGACGGCGACCAAACCGCGCCAGAACCTTCTTATCCACAGCCGTCAGCCACGGCGAACCGCCAGAAGCCCCCTGCGTATAAGTTCGATTCTGACTGAAAGGCCCCGCGCTATAAGAAGTAGACTCAACCCCGTAAGAATCAGTGGGTGCCTGCAAAACGCGCGCCACCATGCGAGACACAACGACCCGAACCGCCCCAGGGATAGGCTCTTCGAAAGCCTTGCCCACATGAGACTCGACCAGGATCGACGCTTCCTCAATAAGCCCCTCAGCACGCGCCGCCTCATCATCATTCAGCGCACGCCCCAAGCGGGCTTCAACATCCGAAACATCAGCCAGCATCTAGCCCTCCCAACGAGCACGAAGCTCAGCTAAAGTATCCTGCTCCGAAAATCCAATACCCTGGCTAGCTAGAAACTCTTTCCACACCGATTTAGAAGCGCGATTAGGAGGAGCATCCACAGGCGGATCATCGAAAGAATCCACCATTTCAGGCTTAGCCAAATGGGCTGGCGAGATAGCCGCACCGGCAGGGATCTCATCCCCGGCAAAATACGGCTTTCGATTGATGTAGACCGCGCCGATGAAATCATCACGAATTTTCACGGCACACCCGCCTAAACAATAATCGTTGCAGCCATGAAGCGGTTAGCGTCATGCAGCACTGGCAAGCCAAGCGCAGAAGCATTCAAATACAAGCCCATCGGGTTGTGCGACTGATAACCGCCAACCACGATGCCAGCCTCTTCACCAGGAACGATGCCGTAGTCAGGGCTATATGCCTCAAGGGTAGTGCCCATGGCGGTGGAGCCAGCATTAAGCGAAGTGTCCGGCACGAAAATGATCGCATTCGGATCCAACACATCGACAGACTTGCCGCCGCGCACAACCTTACGGCCATACGCCTGGATAGTAGGCAACCCCTCATCGCTAAGGAAATTCTGAACATCCTCAGTAGTGACACGATGAGCTACGACAGAATTAGGATCATTGACCACCTTGCCGAAAATATCAGCAGACTTCATCGCATTAATAGCCTTACGGCCAGCAATGATACGGCCTGGAAGCTCACCATTTAAATCATAGTAGGCATCCATCCACTCATTAAGCTCAGTGATCCAATCGGTCGATGGATCAGCCCACGAAGTGGCGGCGGTAGTGGTCATGGATGGATCGCGACCGAAATCCATTTCTGCATAAAAACCATTCTCATTAATGGTGATCTTGCCGGTCTGCAAGACCTCGCCACGAGCAGCTTCTAGACGGTCAGCGACAGCACGACCAAGATGAATAGACTTGCGGCCAATAGCAGTCTTAACATTCTCAGGCGTAGCAGCATTACGCTGCGTCAGCTGGTCATATTCAGAAACTCGCGCCTGCTGGCCAAGTGGAGCAAGCTCAACAATCTGACGGCGACCCTTAGCGTCAGCATTGCCGAAAGTGGTTTCAGCATCAAAGGCGCGGTATTCCGCGACCTCTACGCGCCCCTCGGAATTAGATTCCAAGGTGATAGTGGTGCCGGTAACATTTTCGGCAGGCAGCACATCAGAGAGCTTATTCTGCTCACGCTCACGGTCAGCAGCGCCAACGCGAGCAGCCACCGAAAGCTCATACGGCGTACCGTAATCAGTAATCAGCTTCATTAGATTTCCCCTTCTTCAGCAGGCCACGCTTCGGCGTGCTGCATAAATTCAATATTTGCCATACAAAATCCCTCATTCTTAGGCACGTGGAGTCAAACCCTCACCAGGCAGAATGTTCTCTCCCGGCAAGGTGTCTATTCCCCCGTATCCCCACCAGCAGGGACATCCACAAGAATGAAATGAGGACTAGAGTTGGTCAGCGTGGACACGTCAAACGCCTGCTCCGGCAAGCGGGACACGCGAATGCGTCCGGTATCCAAAAGCGGAGCAATAACATCGCCCGCGCCGCGAATAGGCTGCGCGACCAGGAGGAAACCCGCAAGCTCATCACCGGCGGCAGAAACCGCCTCAAACTTCCCATCGGCACCCTCCTTAAGCGGAATGCCAGACGGGATAAAGCCATCAAACTCAGCGACAGTAGCCGCATCAATAGTCACAGTACGAGCGGTGTGCGTACCGCGACGGGAACCGAGCCAAGACTGATTGTCATAGCCGAATTCCTCAACAGTCGAATTAAACTGCATCTTCTTCCCCCTCAGAAAGAATAGAAATTTACAAAATTGGGGTTATTTCAACAATGACTCCGCCCACGCCTTAGCCGAAGCACGCGAGCTATCCGACCCCTTGCCCTGGTTTGGGTTCTCAGGGGCACGGCGCTTAGATAAAACCTCGGCTTGCTTGCGTAGAGTCTCCTCATCGGAGGCGGTCAGGAAAAGATCTCGTTCTTCTTTAGAGATGCGAAATTCGGCAGCGATGTCTGCCTTGAGGCGCGCAGCCGATTCTTGATTTGCCAGCGCTTCGGCTTCTGCAAGCTTCTTGTTGGCTTCGGCTAGCTTCTCTTCTGCCTTTTCAAGCTCGGATTTGCTAGAGTTCTCAATCTCTTCAAGCTTTTTGCGGGCATCTTCATTAGCTTTGGCGCGTTCTTCCCACTTTCGGGAGAATGCTTTCCATCGCTCCACTTCGGAATCTGAATCACCAGATGCCTTTGCGGCATCAGCTTCATTATTATCGTCACTGTGACGATTATCGCCGGTAGTATTAGTACCTCCTGTTTCGTCAGGATTTACGACAAAACGTAGCCATGGGCGAGTATTATGCATGTTGAATTCCTTTGCAGGTAGTCGTTTAGCCATTTCGGCACAAAAACAACCCCTGCCCAACAGAGGGAGGGGTTAAGTAGGTGCCCAGGACTCGAACCTGGGAGTTTGCCAATCACCCTTTCAAAGCAAGCGCCTTTTCAGGATTGCGCACAGCCCACATAAGCTTTTTAAGACTATGAGTACCAACCAAGTCGGCAGCAGTGTTGTACTCCTCAAGCCAACGCTCGTAATATGCAGGCGGAGTAAACATATCCGCGCGAACCGGAACACACATACAATTGGTGTGGAACTCACCGCCCGTCTGGGCTGCACTAGTACGCCGTTGCCGCTTACCGCGCCCTACGACAACCGCAGCTTCTGCAGAAGAGTAGCCCGCGCCATACTTCCCAACCGAGCGGGTAGCAAGCATTCTGCAAAACTCACACGCCCCGATCCGGGCCGCGCGGAACCAGCCAACGCCAGTATCCTCAAACCCGCTCAGCCCGTATTCGCGAGCGCCATTCAAGACATGTTTTTGCACAACCCCGCTCAATACAAGTAGTGGAGAAGTTACACCGTCTGCAAACATCGCATACCGCATCGACTCCACGACCTGATCCCGATTCAATTGCGAAGCTTTGGAAATATCCCCAGAAGAAAAACGCACCTTCTGTGTATCCCCATAGAAAACAGACGCGGCCTCCGCAGTCGAAGCACGATACACCTCAACCACATCAGGGACAGTCTGCTCAAGAATCCGCCAAGCATCATCAACTGGCAGACCTTCAAGTCCACGCCACAAAGCAACAAGATCCTCCTGCGCCAGGCGATTAATCTCACCAAGCAACAATCGGAACTCATCCAGGTCTTTAGAGGTCAACACGGCTACACCTCATCGTTGTATTTAAGAGTCGCAGGGCGACCCTCCCAGAAGGTTAACCCGCTCAAACCCACCTGCTCAGCGGCAGACTCAGGCCTAACGCCAGCGCGAATCAATACGCCCATCGCATCAGCCTTTTTCTTCAAAACCTCAGGGTCATTCGGCGCAATAGCACTACCATCAACCAAAACATCAGCCGTAGCATCCCCCTGCCGCTCCTGAATAGACTCAATCAGCCTACGGGCTGTAGAACGCGCTTTCTCCTGCTGGATACGCTCAATCTGATCCGGGGTATAGCCAGCAGACTCCAGGGCGACCGAAGAATCCTGATCCAAAAGACCAGCCCCAATCGCCTTGACCGTAGAATCCATCGCAGCAGCACGAGTAGGAGTAGCCGCGTCACGCCACAGGGTCGTAATACTATTCATAAACTCAAGTGACGGCGGCTGTCCCGAAAGGATCGTTTGCGCAACTTTTGCCAGCGTCAGCAAAGACCAATCAAACAAAGTTTGCCTGCGTTCGGCTTTCTTCACAAGACGCGCTTCCAAGGCACGAATTGCATCAGCGCTAGGAGGATTCTCCGTATGGAACCCAAAATAACTAGAAGGCACACCAGACTGCGCAGAACACAACTGTGACAGCATCTTAAGCTGCTCAATATAAGGAGTAGGAGGCGCAGACTGATACTGCCCGGTAGCAGGCTCAGGCCCAACGTCACCATCCTCGGTGATATTAGGCTCCATAATCACCGTGCGATTCATCGCGATCTTTACGCCACGCGCAGCAACATCAGACGGCGAATCATCCTCGGAGAACCCAAAGTCCTCCGCAAAAACATTCTTATACCAGCGCTGCGGGGTCGTGTAAATCTCACGGTTATACTCCATGCCCAGGAGCGTGCGCACACCATGATCGGTGTAGTAGCGGATAGGCTTAGTGATTTCCGAGCGGCCACGAGTATCACTAGCGCGGGTGCGGTTAGCGACCGGAATCAAACCAGCCACACCGCGATTATGGACAAGCTCCGAAACATCCTCAACGGAACCATGGGCACGAATCGTGACAGTACGATCCGGGTAATAAAGCGTCACATAGCGCGCACCGTCATCCCCATACTTCTCAACAAGTCCAACCTCGACACGCTCCGCACGGTCATCCCAAATATAGGTAGCGTGCTGCGAAGAGACAGCATTAACAATGACCTCTGGCTCCCCCGCTCCGCCCTGGGAGACCTCCAGGAAGCCCACACCAGTAACGAGCGCGTCAATCTTCGCTTTATTAAACTCGTGCGCAAGACGATTATCGCGATACACGGATTTCAACTCGGTAATATCCTGCGACGTACTAGACCAGCCGAGCCAATCCAAACGCTCATCCAGAGCATCGACAACAATCTCAGGCCAGCCTAAAACCACATCGACGTTCACCATCGACTGCGGAACCGCAAGGCCAATATTCTTGATCGCGGCCTCACCGTCGTAATACTCCCACTTACGACGATTGACCATCTGATACCGCGACAAAGACTGCGATAGTCGAGAAATATCACTAGCATAAATCTCATCAATCATGCGAGCACCACCTTCCCCCGCTTACGACGCTGAAATCCTCGTTTAGCAGCGCCACGAGAAAGCGCATCAATATAAGCCTTATAAGCCATAACCGCCGCATAAGCGGCATCGATCTTGTCCGGCGAATCAGGAAACTGCTTATACAACAGATAGCCCGTACGGGTAGAACGGCGGCGAGCATTGAGAATATGCCTCATCAAAGCGGAACCCCCATCCCACGTAATCTCACGCATCACAAGCGCCTGGCGCAGCTTCTCAACATGCTCAGACACCTTCGTGTCCTTACCGCGCGGCCAAGCCGAAATAGGAGCATCACGCGACGCTTTCACCCGCAAACGATTACCAAAATCGGCTTCCCACTGCGCAATCTGGCCAGTCCACCCAGACGGATCCGCATAAAAACCAAGAACATTAAATTTTTGAAAAGTCTCACGAACAACCGCGTCAACCTCAGCCGGATTAGGTGCCCAATCCTGAGGATCCGCATCCGTTTTCTCCCACACTCGGATAGTGAAAAGATGCTTAGAATCCACGCTCATCCCCACAAGCGCAGTAGCATCAGCCTTCCCCCGAGCACGCCCCTTAGAACCATCAAATCCTAAGACGATTCGTTCACCATCAGGAATAACGACAGTCGAATCAGCCGCGCCCATAAGTTCAGGGCGAGACATCCACGAATCCGAAGCATGCGTAATCTGGTTCAAAAAATACTGACGCGCATCCTGCGGATCTGTCGCAGGATCTCGAATCTCATCGATAATGCGGGAAATATCAACCCAGCCGCCATTTTCCTTAGCAGACGTTCCATACGCCTCCAATAATCCGGCGTACAGCGAATCATCATCGCTCATATCAGTATCAGCAGGCGCTTCTTGGTGATCCAATAAAAGACCACTCTCGCGGGCACGGCCGTCCTTAATCATCTGAGCAAATTCAAAAGACTCCTCAGAAACAGATCCCGAGCCAGGACGATAGGAGTTAGGAGTCTCCAGCGAAGTTCCACCGGTACCAGCCAAGTTACGACGAATAACCGCCGCAAGGTTCTTCCCTCCATTACGCTGATTCCATGCTTCTGACTGATCGAGAACAGCGAAAGTCGGGCGCTCGCCCTCTTTAGAATCACCGGACGAAGTGATGTACTCAATGCGACCCTTCGGCAGCGCAACAAAAGTCTCCATCGGGTCAATATCGAACTCGTCAATAGCTGGCCCCATGCGTAGCATGTCCAACACCGGCTGGAAAGCATTGCCCGTCTGCTTCTCGTTCAAAGCCGCAAACTGAACCCATGGAGTACGCACCTCAGCCCACGGCTTGCCCACTGGGCGACCATTCGCGTCCCATCCATCAAAAACGACCGGACCAAGCCCTTCACCGATACCAAAAGCGCTCGTCATCGGAGACTTGCCATACTTCTTAGGCCGACTAAAAAGACCACGGCGATAAACTCGCCTACCCGTAACAGGATCCAGGCGATACCATTTCAAAACAAACTGAGCTTGCTCCTCAGTCAGCTCCAAAGGCTTATAGTGAGAAAGATCAGGCTGCGCCAAATACTCGGTGTACCAATCCAGCATGACCCAACCCAGAGTCGGCCATTCACCTGGATACTCAGGCTTGAAAACCAAACCCAAACACCCCCATTCTTACAGCCCAGCTAATCCACAGCCTTTAGCCCCTTATATCGACCACGCGCATCAGCTCCAGGCTTAGAAACTCGACGCTTTTCATCAGCCTCATCAGCCTGCGCAAAAGTAATACGCAAACGAGCACGATCCTCCGGTGTTGCACCGAACTTCGCCGCACGAATACGCAATTCCGGAGCAGCCTTAGGGTCCCCCTGCCAATGCCGCGCATGCACCAGCGCCGTATCCAGAAGCTCCGACCAATCATTCTCAGTAAAATCAGCCGCCAAAGGCGAACGCGCCCACATATCCCACCAGCGTTTAGTCGCCGCTGGCCAAACGAATTTGCGTTTACGCGAATTCCCCTCTTCATCAACGTCAGTCACATAAAAAGTTGGGAGAGTCGGCTGCTCCGAAGGCTGAATCTCAATAACTTTTCCATCTACCGAAGACGCGTTACGTCGAGCACGACGATTCGCAGGCTTCGGAGCTGGTCCTCTACCGGCCATAACAACCCCCTTTCCACAGCGAAATAAAACCTCTAAATAATCAGTGCGGCGCACTCAAAAGTGGAAAATGCGATATTCCAAATCATGGACACCCACCCCATGAATCCCACTAGATGAAATCAGCCACCTTTGTCGCAGCCACAAAAGATGCGCCCCCGAATAATCACCCACAGGCCACAACTATTGGCACATGGTTCTACCAGCAGATTTGATGCGAATTGAAAGAATTCATTACAACCACAAATTCTGAGGCCATCCGTAGACTCAACCCGATTGAATACGTGCATCGCGATTGCCGTGGAATCAGCCAAGGTAGCTATTCCCGAGAGTTGCCAGACCCGTACTCACCCGGAGCGACTAGGCCATCGGGGCTTTCGTGGTGTGTTTGGCAGGGTTATCCCCCTGGGTGGTTTTTATTTTTGTGTGATGCCTGGGTGTGGTTCTTGTGGCATGTATCCGCGTTTTTTGCGTTGTTGTTGTCCGTGGATGGTTTGTTGGCGGGTTTCTGGTTCGTGACAGGGGATGCAGAGTGTTTCTAGGTTGTCTAGTGTGTCTGTTCCGCCTTGGGCTTTGTTTTGCATGTGGTTGATTTCTAGGGGTACGCCTGTTGCTCCGCAGCGTTGGCAGGTGTGGCTGTCGCGTTGGAGTGTTTGTTTGCGGAGTTTGTTGGTTACGTGGGCGGTGTTGCTCCAGGCCATGCTTCACTCCCCTCTTGTTGCTGGTCCTTGATGTATTGGGTTGGTTGGCTGTTGAGCTGCTTCTCTCCGTGCCAGTATCGTGTTGTCTTGGCTCCCATGGATGGATTCGAACCAGCGTCCTTTACGGCTGTGTGCCGCGCGCTCTACCACTGAGCTACACGGGATTGTCGGTATCCCGCACGCCATGCCGTGCTTTCAACCGCTCGGATACTAGGAGCCATTTCTAAGCCTTGCCTAATTAGAAAGTGAACATCCTAGCTAGCTACGTAGGAGGGTGGCGATCCCTACTTCCAACGGTCGGTGGCCTACATCATCGCTTGGCACGAGTGGCAGGATTCGAACCTGCAATCAACGGTTTTGGAGACCGCGGCATACACCAATATGCTGCACCCATCTACGCGCCGGACACCGCTAGTCTGTGACTGTAGCGTCCGGCACTAAGCCCTTTTGCAATGCGGGTAAGGCTCTAACCTCGATAGGCAGTTTTACGACATGCTCAGGTCGCATGATGTTCTATGCAAAGGATTCTCTGCCGCGAAAGCTAACGGCATACTTCCATTCGGAAACCCAGCTGGTTACATCAAGATGCTTCCTAGCGGAAGATAGAGGAATCGAACCCCACAGGTTTAACCCTGTTACCGGCTTTCAAGGCCAGCTGCGCACCATTGCGCACATCTTCCAGATAACCTAACCATCACAGTCATGCCGTGAGAGGGGCTAGGTGTGAGTCTGTCTTTGTATCAGGTGACAGTCCTGCGTGTTCTGCATGGGATTTGCACCTATGTGGCTTGGCTTGTTGAAAACATAAAACTTTCGAGGATTGTATGTATCAATGGACTTTGCCAAGCCAGGGACTACTTAGTCAGAACGTTGAGGCAGTTTTCGACGTGCCCATGTCGCTCGGAATGCTTGCGCACCCGGAAGTGCTGCCCGGCGTGTTCTTGCCATCTCCCCGCATGGGCTCAACGCTGGCGCGCGTGTCTTGCCTGGGTGTTGCCCCCAGGTGGGTTGCCGTTATCGCTCAACTGTCTCGCACACTGGACTAGTGGACGGTTTCCCAGGGACCGCTTGGTCAAGACCTGTAAAACGTAAAATACCCGCTTGTTGGCGGGTACGGGTTTTACACACGTAAGTGTACACGAGGTTTGGACATTTGTGTCAACTCTTGATTTGGGTGGTGATTTCGTGGGTTTTGTAGTGGGTTTTTCCGTTTTGGGTGTATTTGGTTATTTGTTTTCTTTCGCACCATTTTCGGATTGCGGCGGGGGTTTTTCCGAGGGCTTGCGCTATCTCATCGACGGTGGCGTAGTCGGGGAGTTTTATTTCGTGGGGGTCTTGTGGGTGGATGCGGTGGCGTAGTTCGGAGTTTAGGGCGGTGAGTTCGTCGATGCAGTCTTGTGCGTAGTCGGTGGTAAGTAGAACTTTGGCGTGGCGTGTGAGCCAGGCGATCCAGATGGTTGTGGGTTGGTCGTGTGGGAGGTTTAGGCATTGGTGGGTGTTGGCGAGGTTGTAGCACCAGCCTTTGATGATGGGGTCGATGGTGGTTGTGAGGTAGTCGAGGGTTGTGAGGTCGGTTGGGGCTGCGGGTGTGCTGTTGGTTTTTCGTGCGTCGGTTTGTGAGTAGCGGGTGGCGTGGAGGGGTGCGTCGTAGAGGGAGTCTTGGATGTGGTGGATGTTGTTGGCGAGTTGGCGGAGTAGGTTTTTGAGTTCGTCGACGGTCATGTGTTGTTTTCTCCTTGCGGTGTTGTGTGCTGTTTTGCGGGGTTGAATGTGTGCGGTGGCCTATCGGTATGGGCGGGGGCGCGTTGGGCTGCTATGCGACGATTTGTGTGATGTGGATGTGTGCGCCGGGTTGTTCGTCGGGGTGCGCGTAGCGTTTGTCGGCTATCCAGCGGACGATGCGGCTGTCGTTGGTGAGTACGCCTGCTTGTTCCATCGCGTCGCCCATGCATCGTTGAAGCTTGTCCAGGTCGCCTTGGTACGGGTAGGGGTTCACGATGCGTTTGGGGCGCGGCATGACGAACTCGGCCGTGACTTTAACTGGGGCGTTGATTGGTTCGCGTTTGTTTTGTAGTCGCATGACTTGGATGCATTTGTCGCGCCATGGCTTGAGATGCTTCGAGGATTCGATCATGCGTCCGTTGCCCACGTGTCGTTTGGACCCTTGGGGTCTTGGGTGTCCTGGGATGAAGAATGTTGTCACTTGTGCTCCTAGAAGGGTGGGGTTTGGTGGATGCAGCGGCGTGCTTGCCCGTTGGTGTAGCGCATGCCGTTGTCATCACACAGCTCGCATTCATCAATCGCTGCGCGGCGGGATTGTTTTTTGGATTGCGCATCTTCTGCGCGTTCGGTTTTGGCTTGGCCGCACATGCGGCATGGTTCGCCAGTGGGATTACCGTTCGGGTGCCGGGGGCAGATTCCGCGCTGCTTTTGGGTTTGCTCGTCCGCGTAGCGGGGCG